GTGCCGCTCTCTCTAGACGTGTACCAGTAGGCCATTAGCAATATAAGTCCCCTAAGGGAGTTATCTTCAGCCGTACCGTATTTGCCGGAGGGCTGGTAACCGGGGACAACAAAAACGTCCTTATTGACGGACAAATATGGAAATATTTGATCCGTCAAGACTCCGGCTAACATTGCCAATGCCTCCTCATTGTATCCCATCTTCTGGCATACTTTGTACACTAGAGAAGCTGACGCGATTGCTAGCTCGACTGGCATAGCCAAGTCATAGCCACTATAGTCACCTTCCATCCACTTCTGTGAGAAAGCTATCATCTTATTCCATAACTTTTCGGCTTGCGTATGCATATTAACTCCAATGGCAATACCAAAATGATGTCCAACCTCGACGATTGCTGAATACATCGGGGCCAAAAACATTCGTTGCACGAGAAGACTCGGAAAAGAAGATGTGCAAAAGACACGCGTCTTTCCCTTCAAAACCTTTTCAAGCAACCTCGGTTCGTCTTTGAGTTGGCACTCAAAAATGGTTGGCACGTAATCACCACTCGAAAGAGCATTAAGCAAAATGTTGATATCTTTCTCCATTTTATTGGAGAGTTTGGCCATTGGCTGATCGCCCTCGACATAAGGCCTCTTGCTACCAGGGTAGCCAAAGCCACCTGCGGTACTAAGGTCAATCTTTCGAACGTAAACGTCATCCGGAATGCCGTTCAAAGCCTGAAGCGCTGTCAAGGGAGCCCATTTACCACGTTGGTTCTCCGGGATCACGGCAACGAATCTATCAGCAAGTTCATCAATGATGGGCTGAAAGTTAAGAAGACAAAAGCTCTTCTTATTGATCGCAACCTTCTCCAAGAAAACATTGTGAGGGTTGGTATACTTCCCACGCAGAAGAGTTGGTTTCATCACAGGAGGTGAATAAACAGAAAAAACTTCCCTAGGAAAATGTTTCCTAAAGAGTGTATCAACGCTCTCAGATATCGGACTTGGAACGATGTCTGACGTCTTATTCATGAGAACGGGTCCACTCAACTTCCCGTAATACTCAATAGCGCGGAGCTCTAAGTAATGGACGGGTGACTTGGGAAGGGGAGCCTCTAGCTGAATAGAGGTGTCGGCATGGGAGGCAATAGGTAGTATGGAAGACCATCTAGCGTCAAGTTGGCAAATTCCCCTCAGAATCTGTTCACGAGTGAACTTGGGACCGAAAGAAAACTGTGTAGGCTCAGCGGCCGCGCCATGTATCCCGATAAGGTAATCTCCACCTCCAATTCGGCAGGTAAGTGGCAAACCACAATTGCCTCCCTTATTATCCTCCCACTCATACATAACAGCGTCGTCCAAGATTATTTCTCCGACGTTCTTGTCCATGAGCTTCACCTTGGTGGATGTGAAGCGGGTAGGGGTTAACGCAACGAAACCCGTCGCAAAGTCAGGATCTAATCCGTCATTTAACGAGCTCGTCAAATCAAGGAATTTTCGACAAGGTATGCGCAACATAACCACATCGTTCGCAATATCAACGACGTCTCCATCCTCGAAAGCGAATTCCTGATATTTTGTATCATCTCTCTCAAAGGAAGCGTACACCCTAATTGTGCCTCTTGAATTACCACAGAACAGATGCTTATTAGTAATAACATACTGTCCACGAACACCAAGCGCATAAGCTCTATTGACCACTCCAGTGTGGGTTGAGAAATAAATCACATTTTTCATAGCGCGCTTCGCAAAATCATCCAAATCCTGAGTAGACGTCGAGAGAACGTGTCTACGGTCCCATATATTATATGAGTCTGTAATAGCGTTCTTTGTACGAGACAACTGTAGCCCCGCACTTATCTTCTCTTCAACCACCTCGATTTTGGTATTGACTGGACTCTCCATCTTGCCATTCGACGCAATCTCAACCTTGGTGTCACCTTGGGAATGACCATCGAACTCTTCTGGTTCTCTGGTTGGCTTCATAACGAAAACTTTGCTGGGCGCAGATTTCTCCTTGGTAAGGAAATCCTTGAGCAAAGCTCCGGACGCCATAAAGGTGGATGCTGCCAAGAACCACATAAGGTAATTTTGGCCGCCTCCTCCCCCAATGTCTTCTTCGGAAGTAACCTTCGAAAACATGGCGCGCACACGACGATACGCAGAACGCATCCTATGCATCGAATGGGAAATATTATTGCCAAAGCTATGACCGGTGAAGTACAGATAACACACATACAGGAGAATCAAATCACAAACCTTCACGCAATACCAAAGGTGTCTAAGTCCCACAGCACCAAGTGCCAGGGACAGATAACCAGATAGGTATGCGTAAATGGCGACTGAAAACAGGACCGCCGGGTGGTTGTCTGTGATTCCGGCTATTGCTAGCCCGAGCGTGACAATGAATGCCAACATAGAATCGAACAACTTTCTAGCAGCTGATAGCGAATAGCATAATTTCTCCCTACATTCGATAATGTAGGCCCCAATTGGGGCCGAAAAGTCGCTGTCACCATGTGCCACAACTGGGTGACCATACATACTGGAAACGATGTTCTGTCGGACATGACCAACACGAACTTCCTTCTCTAAATGCTTGGTGTACAAGGAGCGCAACAAGTCACAATACTTGTCAATATTGGAATTTTCATCCCTACCATCTAGTAAGATTACTTCTTGTGTGCGTTTCTCATCAAGTGGCTGGTGCGCAGCAACTCTAAAATACCATAGATCCATAGGGCGCTCAATATTCTTCGTCTTCTCAGGATCGATGCTGGGCGTACCATCCTCCCGGTACTCGGGTTTGACGATTGCCGTCACCGTGATCCATCGCCGCTTAAAGGCCGCGGGGTTATTAACCTGGAAAGGCAAATTCATATCCGACCTATTTGTATCGACCAAAACGAGCTCACAATAGAGCTTAGTCTTCCCCTTGCCTTCAAATGCCATATCAGGATAAAAGGTGAGGTTGTCGATGACAGAAGTCATTTCGATTAGACGTTCGTCCACGATATTCCTAGCCATCATTTCATGCATGGTACCCATCTCCGAATAAAAAACATACGGATTAGTCATGGGGTCATAACCCTCCCAATACTTGCTAGTGCGACTGCGCGGATAAATTTGACTCTCATCAAACTCTCTTCCGCGAACTTCCGAAAAAATTGCGGCTGATACACGAAGTACACTACTTTTTCCAGTTCCCGGGGGCGAGGCAAAAACTATTGCGAAAGGTGTCATACGACACTCTCCCGCGATCCTTGCCTCTACATTGGATAGCAAACCCCCCAACTTAACAAGCTCTAATTTCAAGTCCACAGAACTACGTCTCCACGGAGACATGTTCTTAATAAAAATGGGAATGGACTTAACTACGTCCCTGAGTTCAGCTGCGTAATCTTTAATATCGCGATATCCCTCCTTTGGAAGGCCCGTGTAAAGATAATCTTGCTGTACATAGAGAAGTCGTATTTTCGACTCAAGCTCCATCAAGGGATCAGTGGCAAAGATAAGGTCCTTCAATGGGACGCCTCTCATCCAAGAATGAAAGTATCTTTCGATGATTGAAAGGGAACTTAACGAAAAGTCGAGGAGCTCCAACGGATTGTGGATTTTCTCGGGGACTTTGACGTACTTGAAAAACTCTTTCGGCACAATGTCTTTAAAGACTCTGATACTCAAAATGGTGGCGAGCAACTTATAACAGGCTTGCATCAATTCGCTATTCATGGTGCTTTGCAAAAAAGCACGCGTATCATCAATGAGACCGTGAGACACAATATCCGCCTCATCCACATATCCAACAATATTATATTGCTTCTTGTAAACAAGGTTGTGCTTATGCAGAGCCCTGCATAATCTAGCAAACTCGTCCTTCTCAGTTATCAACAAAGGGCGTATCATCAACGCGATGGACGATAGCATATTAAACGCTGCAGAATACTTGAAATCTTTCGTATCTATATGTCTGCGAATAAAATTCTTGCAGATAATAGTCGTAGTATTCATGTCCCCCGAAAGGAGGGCAGTGAAAACATCCAAGACATCCATATAGAATTCGAACTTTTCAAGCATTTCCTTGTCCTCGGCTGACAACAATTTACGGTCGCACAAAGCGGTACCTAAAAACAATATGTTATTGAACACATCCGCCGTGTCACCAACGAGAGTATCGCCCATTCGATGAGCCGCCTGATCAAAGAACTTCTGAGTCGATCCCGCTATGTTAGCCAACGGATTGGCACAAGCCAGCCTATTGGCTAACTTATGCCTTCTAAGACATGTGTAGCAGAATGGACGGTTGTCCTTCTTTCGTTCCCCGCGGCTCTTTGGCCCTTGCGGGGGTGGAGAGTAATCTTTTCTCTCCTGATCATCCGGTGATTTTGACTCACCCTGGGTAACGCATTCAAAATGCGTAATAGTTTCCTGGTGAGAAATTTCACTAGAAACAATTTCTTCGCAAGCGAAGATATCACCTGACCGGGTGACATCCCCAACACTCTTTGACATGCTACATTTAGAAATCTGAGAAATCATCATGGTTGTAAAGAGAATAATAAAGAATAAAATAAAATAGCCCTTAGAATAAAAGAGTGTCTAACAATCGATTTATCAACGCAACGAATGCTGCCTAATGACAACACTACCGATTGCGGTATGACATAATAATTATTAAACACGATAATTCGCAACTGTATAATGCAGGAAATCCAGGTGGCTAACCCTGAACCCCTCATGGGTAATGAACCCGTAAGCTGACGCGAGACACCGGTTATGAACCGTGAAACTTCTTTCAGCATGCCTCATGCCCATCATTCATGATGGAGCACTCACAAAACCTCAGGTGTGTTAAGCCCTATCAGTTTAATCCCTCCTTCGGTCAAAGGGTGGGGACCACAAAATATATCCCTTAAAAGGGTCTCCAATTCGGAACAGTCAAACTACGACTCCGTTCCTAGCCCAATTTATTATAGCATAATTGACTAGGTGTCTCTAAGCATTCACTACAAAACCTCTCGTAATCAGTAATGTAGCCCTAGAGACTTGGCGTCTAACCCCTTGCGTGGGTGTAGAGATTGCTCTTGGAGAAGATTTTCTCACATCATCCTGGTAAAATTATTATATGACCACTAGACTCTCCTATGTTAAGTATATTACGAAAACGGCACGAATCACTGTTCGTACGGAAAACGAAGGACCTAAGGAGCCCTAGTGTCCACTAAGGAGGCCGAAGCCCGCTGGCGTGGTAAACGAATAATCCCAGGTCTAATTGCGATACTCGATCTTTCTATTATATGGTAGACGGTAATGCAAGTACTCAATCACTAATCAATTAGCAACTACGTACCCAACCATACACAAAGTGATTGACAACAATAACTCCCTGTCAACGGAGTGTGAGGTAAAAACCTCATGGTGGGGGCAAAGCCCCCAAAATTTTGCTCTAGTGCAAATCGGTATAAACCGGAAAAACTCGCCGTTAGGCGCTTAGCGCTACGCGCTTAATCTGGGAACTGAAAAATCCCAGTCTGATGGCCATTCATCTCCATCAGTAGAGAAATCTGTATACAGAATAAAACAGATTATTGAAAACTCGCAAAAATAGATCTAACAAGCATAAGTATTGGCTGACTAACCAAGACTCGTGCTCGATCAACCTACTCATGCTCGCCGGGG